GTCCATGTCATCTTCTGGTTCATCGGCATCGATATCGCTTAGTAAATCGGCTGCTGGCTCGTCTTGAGCTTCTAAACCAAATGCTTCTTCTGCTGGTTGATCAAATTGTAGATCATCGTCCAACAAGTTTTCGTAAATTTCGCGAGATTTTGCTACCACTAGTTCGTGGAACAATTCTTCGGCTTTTTGTTTGTCTTCATTAATTAGATATTCAAGCATCTGCTCGAACTTTGCGCGATCAGTCATTTATGTTCTCCTATATATGTGATGGGGTTATTCACCCGCAAGGCTGTCGATGTATTTACTATGTATATAAAAAAACCGGTGCAAACCGGTTCAAAATACGAAATTTTAATAAAATATCACAGACTTAAACTCATCATAAGTCATTGTACTATAATTTTTGTATTTCTGCCACCCGAACTCTAATGCACCAGGTTCAGTAATTCTAATGTATTTAGTATCAGTAAATTCTTTAATAACAGATTCGGTTTGACGTTGCCAGTTACCATGAAATGTAGCAGGTTCTGTACTGCGTCTGTAGTTAGGAGTATCCGAGTAAACGTTGTTTAGTTTATCGTTGATTCCTTTATAGTCAAAGCCTAGAATATAGATTGTATCGTAGCCGTGTGTACTGGCCAGCCATAGTGCTGTAGGCCCACTACTCCAGCCTTTTGACGGGTTAAAAAAGTTTAAATCGTAGATATTTTTAAGTTTTGTATTGACGTTAGTCCATACTGGGATACGCCTGTGTACTGCTTTATCTGTGATTTCCAATACCATTTTGGCATCTACTGCCACTAGATAATCTGGGTCACAGTCCCTGTACAATGCGTTACAGCCGTATAATTTGCCAAGAGCTTTTAGTCTGTTAGGTTCAATGGCCATACGGCTACGACCATTGCCTAACACAAAGGCGTGATTCATGTATTAATTTATCAAGCGGCTGGTGGAGGTGCCGCGTACATTCGAGCGATAAATTCTAGCTCTGCTTGAGTTTCTTTGACGTGTTGGTCGGATGCTCTACGTAACTCGTTGATTTGACCAAGAGTTAAACGAGTCTTGCGTGTGTCTTCTAAACCATTAAGGACATCAGTATCACGTTTAGCCATGTACTTGTCGTCCTGCTCTAGTTCAGCAGTTTCACGATTAAAATAAAATAGTTCGCGTAGGATCATATTATTATTTATGCTGGTGGAGCGGCTGGCGCGGGAGCGGCACCTGGTGCTGGCGCACCGCCTTCTGCTCCTGCTTCAGGTGCCATACCTTCGGGTGCTGGTGTTTCTCCTGCCATAGCACTAGCATCTGCGGCAATGCCCGTTGGGCTTACACCTGCTGTACGCAATTCTCCTGCGGCATCCATTGCGTTAGACTTGGCCATACCGCTTTCTTCTTTCCACAGACGTTCGTTTTCTGCTAAGTCTTCGTCTGTCATACCTAAGAAACGTTTTAGTGCAAACCGTTTAGCAATAAATGGCAATGCTACTACCTGTGCAAAAGTACTGATACGTTGATTGTCTAACTCTGCTTGACGATATGCGGCAAAGTTTTGTGGACTTTGGAAACGAATATCAAACAAACTAAAGTCAATGTTTACACCTTTGTTATACAAGAATAATTTAAATTCTGTATCAAATGTACTGATCATTAACGTTTGTAAACGCTCGCAATATTTGTTAAAACGTAGTTCTTGAATGTATGCTGTACCTACACGTCCATCATTAAATGCCGCTTGACTGTCATCTGCGCCTGTAGGCAAGTAACTGCTAGGAATACGTAGAGCTCGCATTAACTTGTTAGTAAAATACTTTAAGTCGTCGATTTCGCCCAGGTTAGTACCGCCCGGTAGCGTTTCAACTTTACTTCCACGACCTTCTGCTGTCTGTGGAAAGAAGTAGTCTTCATTGATAGACAACGGATTGTAAGCACTATCAATAGCACTGCCACCGCCTGTACTACTAGGAATACGTCTTTGATGAATCTCATTTTTAACTCTTTCAACAAAGCTCATGGCCAAGTGACTAGGCATATTGCCTACGTCAATGTAGAAAATTCTACGCTCTGGAGCACGTTGAATACGATAGATAATAATAGCATCTTCCAGTAATTCTTTCTGTTTGTAAACTTTAAAAACAGATTCTAACAGCGAATTACCAAAAGGATAATTGTTGTCTAAGCCTTCACTTAGACTAAGATGTACAACGTGTTTAGCATCAATAGCAAATTCATTTTGACTTTTGCTAAAACGTGTTCCTGACTGCTGAGGATATGATCCTGTCATACCGCGAGCACCGCTGCCGCCTTGTGTATAAGCGGCACCACCAGGCTGTTGATTTTGTGTATTAGGATTAATCTGTGTTACAACTAAATCCTGTAAATTAATGTTTAAGTCGCGGATAACGTATTGTTCTGGCTTCTTGCCTTCGCTTTCGTTAACAATAATCTTTACAACTTTACCCGGATCAACGTAATACCATTTTTGTGTTTCTGGATCGCGTACAAAGAATCCGTCGCCGTATTTGAACAAGTTACGTGCAATACGGAACATACGTGTATCAAGTTTTTGTAACTTAGTCCACTGTTGTAGGTATTCCTTTAAAATTTTAATTTCAGAATTTGTAGCACGATTTCTAAATTGTAATGTAAACGGTGTACCGTTTTCTTTATTTTTCTGTGTGCAAAACTCTGCTAGAATGTCCAATGCGGCATTAACTTCGCTGTCCCAATCCATGGTGTCGTACTGCATATAACGCTCAACACGATTTGGACTACCAGTGTAAACATCTGGAAGATAGGAACTATAGTTGGATCGTGCAGGACCAGGCTTTCCGCCTGCGCCGGATATCGGGCTAACGTTGCCTGTTGTTACTGGAGAGAAATGTCTTTTCCAACTCATTATTAATTCCTATTATGCACTATTATTTGAAGTTTGTCTAGTGTATTTGGCTGTCTTGCTCAAATAATCCACAGCGTCTGATTGATGTGAGACTAATTGACTCATATTCATATTTAACTGATTTAACAGGTCTACCATCTCTTTGCTGGACGCATCGGATACTTTTACGTTTCCAGGTGCTCCTTCTTTTTGCTCAGACTTCATAGAGCTCTTGATGGTTTCGCTTAATTTATTAATGTTATTATTCAGTTGATCTAAATTAGTGTTATTCAAATCTTTAAATGCACTAGTTGTTGTAGTAATTTCTTCTCTAAGATTTTTTAATTTAATAACACCTGCATCGATACTTGAACCCACTGCCTCTGGGAACATTAATTTTGAATAATCTACATCCTTTAATGCCGTTTTAAGTGCATTAACTTCTTGATTTAACTTTGCTACAGGTTCGGCAGCATTTGTCTCTGGAGGTTTTGGTGCATTTGCTTTTGGTATTTCTGCACCAGGTACTGTATTTTTAGTATTTTCCGTTTGTGCATTAGCGGCCGCATTTGTTTTTGTCTTTAAAAAGTCTGGAGTTAGAAAATCAACAACTTCATCTTTATAAATGATTAATCCTGCTGTTGTTGCTATTGCCCAGGCCCATGGATTCTTTATAGTGGAAACAATTTTTTCTAGTTTTCCGGCTTTTGCAACATCTTCTGCGGCTTCTGCGGCTGCTCCTGGCTTAACTGGTTCTCCTTTAGGAGTTTTAGGTTCACCACCTTTAGGTTCACCGCCACCTTTTTTCATTTCTTCATATTTTTTATAATCCATGCCAGCGGCTTTTGCACCAGCATAACCTATTGCAGTACCTACACCAGCCTTAATAAGAGCATCTGCAATCTCTTTACCTAGTGCGGCTCCAAACAATACTGGAATTCTTGCGGCTGGATCTAACTTAGCAAATTTTTCAGCGGCTGCTTCTGCACCACTTGCCGCCGATTTTAATCCAGTTGCGGTTAAATCTAGTACGCCACTTTCAATAAATGACTTCTTAAATGAATTTTGTACATTAGTTAATGTCTGATCTAAACCTGCTACTGCTCTTGTTGGGTCTGTCTTAGATGCAGCCAGACGTTTTTCTTGTTCTTCCTTGGCCATTGCGGCTGCTTTTTGCGAGTCGCCCATGCCTTGTAATACTGCTTTACCTAACATTGGAGTCATTTGACCCATAGTTGCCATTGCGGCGGCTGTTCTTCTTTCGCCTTCGCTGATATTTTCGCTGGCTTTGGCGGCTTTACTAAATCCAGCGTTCATATCGTCGACAGCAGACTTAGATCCGTTAAAAATTTCTCGGCCCATTTTACTAGCATCAACGCCTGCACTTTGCATTGTCAATGCAAATTGTCTTGCTTCAGCAGTTACAGCAACACCACCGCCAGCAATAATATCTTTAAAGCCTGCGGCCATTTTACCAGTTGGATCTAGTTGTTCTAACTGTTTAATTTTAGCATTAACTGCCGCCTGTTGGTCTGCATCTAATTTGCCTAATGCTAATTTCATTCTAGCATCACGTTGAGATGATTTATTGGCTTCATCTATCTGTTGTCTAGATAATCCTGTTGCCTTTGATAGTCTGTCTAGTTCTTCGTTATATTTTTCTTGACCTGCAACAATTTCATCAGTGCTCATCTTTGACAAGCGACCGTTGCGTTGTTGTTGTTCCATGTAACTAGCATTATATGTTGCTAGTTCATCCATACTAAATCCAAGCGCGGCAAATTTTTGACCGCTCTGTGCCATAAACTTGCCTTGTGTTTCAGCAAACTTAGTAGCACCAGCAGTGGCAGATCCAAACGCCATAGCCAGCGATTGGCTGTTTTCTTTTACAGTTTTTCCAAAAATTTCTAAAGGAAGTCTTGCTTCACCTGCTGATAGTTGTGCTTGTAACAATGAATCACCTAAGTCAATACCAGATCCACTTAGTGTTCTAAAAATTTGTATTTGATCTTCTAATGTTCCGCCAAATTGCTGAACTACATCGCTAACGCCCTTGATGTTTGCGCCGGGCATTTGTGCCAGTACACCAGAAAAATCTTTAATTGTAGGAGTAGTATTTGAAAATGTTTTAGCAAATGAGTCTGCACCAAGAGATACAGCATCTCCTGCTAGTTTCATTCGTGCCTTATATTCTTTTTCAGTTTCAGCACCTTTTCGCATTTGCTCAGCCCGAGCATCATTGTCTCCTGCGCCACCGCCACCGCCGGGCGTGGCACCAGGTTTTCCGCCTGCAGGTATTCCGCTTTTATTAATTGCCGCAAGTATCTGTCTAAGAGTCGAGTCTTCGGCAGCGTTTTCTACAATAACTGTTCCTACTCCAGGAACTATGGCTTTTACTGACATAATTTTTCCGTCAAAAACTGCGTATATAAATATAATGACACAGCAGTATATTATTTAGTTGGAGTAAAAACACATGGAAAATCAAGTAGCAGTACCGCAAAACCCGTTGAAGAAGTACTTTAGACAACCGAAGCTCTATGTTCGTTTGCCTAGTTCTGGTAATTTTTATCCACCAGGCACGTTAGAACCTACACAAAATATGGAGTTTCCAGTTTATGCTATGACTGCTAGAGATGAAATTTCTATTAAAACACCAGACGCATTGTTAAATGGTCAAAGTACTGTTGATGTTATTCAAAGTTGTATGCCTAATATTAAAAATGCCTGGGCAATTCCTAGTATTGATATTGATGCTATATTAATTGCTATTCGTATTGCAACATATGGCGAACAAATTGATGTAGATATTGCTATTCCAAACATATCAGAAACAAAAACGTATACTACTGACCTACGATTAGCGTTAGATAAACTGTTAGATGCTACATTTGATCCAGAAGTTCGAATTAATGATGAATTAACTGCATTTTTACGTCCATTATCCTATGAAGAATTTACTAAAAGTTCTTTAAAAAGTTTAGAAGAACAACGAATTTTTACTATTGTTAACAGTCAAGAACTAACAGAAGAACAAAAGATTGCTCAATTTAATAAGAGTTTTAAAGCATTAACTGAAATTACCATGAGATCAGTGGCCAATGGATTAGTCAAAGTTGTTACGCCTGAAGGCGAAGTAAGTGATCCAGCATTTATTAAAGAGTTTATCGATAATGCTGACAAAGAATTTTATACTAAAATCATCGATCACTTGGAAAAACAACGCATTAAGTTTCAAATGCCGTCGTTTAAAATTCAAACTACAGCAGAAGAGCAAGCTCAAGGTGCTCCTGCTGAATTTGAAACTCCTATAGGACTAGACGCTTCAAATTTTTTCGCGTAAAGCTCTTCAGCCTAACACTCGAAGACGCACTAAGAGTAGTTGAGGGGCTAGATAAAGAAGCAAAGTCCATAAGAACCGAATTGTTTAAATTGTGCTGGTATATGAGAGGTAGCATCACCATAGATGACGCATTTGCATTATCCTATGAAGATCGTGAAATCATATCGAATATTATCAAAGAGAATTTAGAAACTACTAAGAAATCAGGATTACCCTTTTTCTAATACTTCAAGATTCACTGCGTTCATCTGTTCATCGCTTCGCTCGAACTATTTGTTTTATTTTAATTATAGAGCATTATTAAGTGCGAAGCACTTTAGCATTATCCAGATTGTTCAGTCACACTTCGCCCGCACAGGGCAAAGTTAAAAACATTATCCGAGTTGCACAATGTCACACAGCGTTAGAGCATTACAGTGGCGGTTGTCCGGTACCACGAGCTCCGTCTTATCACAACGGCGGTAAACAAATATACGCTATCATACTTGCTTACGTGAGGTTTTTCTCCTCTCCTTGAGCCTTTTCTTCTTAAAACAGCAAAACCGCGGCAATTTGCGATCCTCGTCCTGTTAAGGATAGTTGCTGAGTACTCTTAACGGCAAGAGAATTCCGTCCCTGCGACCCGAGGTCCAGGTATAGAGCGCACGAATTTAGCCTGCGCTAGCCATTAACCGTTTGATTTTGCCTGTGCTTGTTCTAATAAACGCTGTCTTAGTATATTTGATCCGCCTACTCTAACATTAATAATACCGTTATAGTAGTCGTCAGTTTCTAAAACCCTACGTTCGAACTGCTCTCTTGCCTCTAGATAAGACATTTCTGCCTTGGATTTGCAAAAATAAAGTATTTCTCTTGTGAATTTTTCTGGACCTAGTGCGTGGACGTCTGCTTGTAATCTCTCAGATGAGCCCCAATATTCGCGCCAATCGCTTTCTACTGTGCTACGTCTTTTGAGTTTTTTGCCTTTGAGTGGTGGTTTTGTACGCTTAAACTGTGCTAGTTTTTTGCCTATATATTTCTGTCCAGATTGGTTGTTAGTGATGAGATAAACAAAGCCTATAACGCCTTCGGGTATTTCTTCAACTAATACATTTTGATAGTGCCACGACATGCACATATATACCAGTTACTCTGAATCATCTTGTGTCGTTTTGGCCTTTTTGTTTAATCGCCGCTGTGCCTGTATTTCCATTCGCCTTTTTGTGCATAAATCGCGTATGTCTCGCAGATATTCGCGAGCCTGTTGACTGGATGCAAAGTATCCATAACGTTCAAATCGTTCGTTCCAGCGTGAATATTCGATAAACGCTTTAACTAACTGGTCGTGAGTGTCGTCTTTGATGTCGTCAGTCATAAACTTCTATGTCGTTAGCATAACTTGTGAACCCGTTTTCTTTTATTACCTTGAGCACGTTGTTCACTCGACCCACTAATTCATCCCTATGAGAAATTAGATAGATGTTCTTATTACGTTCTCTGCCCATTTTCTTCAAAACACCCAGAGAGTTTTCAACGCCATTGGCGTCCATACCGCTATCGATAAGTTCATCTATGAATAAGAGATTAATGTTCTGGTATAATGATTCCCAGACATCGCGGAACGCCCACGACAATCCTAAGATTAAGCGATTCCTTTCTCCTCGTGACAGGTTATCAAAATCTAAGTCCTGCCCGAGTTGGGTTATTTCTACCGTTAGGTCATTTTGGAATACAACGGTGTGAGGTAGACCCACCTTATCAAGGTAATAAGTCAGACGGTTATTCAAGTAAGCAAGATTTTGATCTATAATCTTCTTACGAATAAACGAATCTTTTGAAGTTAACAGTTTTAATAAAAACTCTTGATGCTCTTTCATTAGATTTAAACTGTTAACAGAGTCCCACGCTACTTCTTGAAGTGCAGTATTCTCTAATTCAGTAATCTGCTCTTGGTAAGTATCGCGTTCTTCTTGTTTATTTTTTAATTGTACAGCAAGGCTATCTAAATTAGACCTATGATTATAGGCTTCGTTTAGTGTGTCATAGAAAGTCTGTGGACGACCGTTGATGTCTCCAATAGACTCAAGTTCCTTTATAATCAACTCGAGATCTCCCGCTACCTTGGACAAGTATGTATCTGCATCAGCGAGATTTTTCTCTGCCGCTTTAATCATTTCTTCATGTTTATGATCGTGCAGTTCTTGTTCACACGCAGGACAAGTCTTGTGTTCTAGTCGTTCTACTTCTTTCTGATACTTTCGTACAGTTTTATCAGCCTGCATCACAGCAGTTTCTAAGGTAGCCTTTTCTTTGTTAAGACTTTTAATTCTAGCCGCTTGTTCGTCATATACTTTTAACTTTTCATGCTGTGCAATTTCTGCATCAATATCCACGCCAGCCAGCTCATCTATGGCTTTTTGTATTTTACTAATGTCTGCATCTTTACTACGTTGCCAAGCCGCTTGTTTTAATTTTAAACTGTCGATGCTTTCTTGAATTTTATCATTGCTTTTCTTTACAGCATCAATTCTAGCACTTTCCTGTGTAATTTCTTCTTTAGTAATACGTACTTGCTCTTTGAGAGTTTCTGCTTTTTCACTTAAAAGTGTAATACCTAGTAATTGTTCAATAATTACACGCTGGTCGTTGGCCCGCATACTAAGAAATGGCTCAGTATAAGTGTTCAATGCAACAATGTGCTTGAACATATCATGACTCATGCCTAGTAATTCATCAATATCTTTCTGTGTTTCTCGACTATCGCCTTGACCTTCGTCATCTACATCTGCATTTTCTTGTTCTTGCTCGTCGACATAGAATTTTAATATGTTAGGTTTGCGCCCACGTTCGATTCTGTATAAACGTCCGTCTTTTTCAAACTCAACAGTAACTAACATATTCTTAGAATTAATCTTGTTAATAAGATTATCCTTCTTAATGTTAGTCAACGCCTGTCCGTAAAGCCCATAACTTAGTGCATTTACGATAGTGGTCTTACCCGTGCCGTTTCGAGAGCCGGAATCGTCACCTCCTTGGTCCAAGTTCTCGCCTAAGACGAGGGTAAGTTGTTCTTTACCAAAATCTACTGCCTGTGTAGCATTACCTACACTCATGAAATTTTTAACTGTTAAGTCTTTTATTCTAATCATAGGTTATTATAAATCGCGAGTAATACTTTAGGATCGTATGTGTCGCTTTGTATGCTGGCAATTTGATTACTAACAATTTGATCTACACTTTCAAACTGTTGGACATCAAGGTTAGTGTTAATTTCTACGTCTTTCTTCTCAGGAATTAATGTAAGTTCTCTGATATTTTCCTGAGCCATAAATGTTTCTTTAATAAAACTGGCTTCTTCGAAACTAATATCAATATCAATACCTACACGTAGATATGTTTTAGGAAGAATTAGTGTTTCGGATTCGTCAATAAGTTGACTCAGTTTTACAGTCTTAAACTTAGGAGCATCGTTCCAAACTTTATACACAGGCTTCTTTCCGTGTTCTAAAATCATCATGCCTCTGTCGTCGTCCCAAGCATCTGCATAGTTGTGCGGAAACGCATTACCAATGTAAACAATATTTTCTTTTGCTTGGCGTTTATGAAAGTGCCCGCTGAATACATATTCAGGGTTCTTAAAGTTGCTGGCCTGTAACTCACCGTGGTCCGGCATCTGCACCATTGCGTTCATCATAAACAACGGAAGTTCAAAGTGTCCAAACACATAACGACTTTTTAACTTTTCCATCTTTTTCCACTCATCGCCTACTAACCAAGGAACTAGTGTAACATCATCTATGGTAGTAATTTCGCTGATAACAGTTACTCCTGGAATATGTCTGCCCCAGTCAACTGAGTGTACATCACGCTTATCCTTATAGTATAAGTCGTGATTGCCTGGAAAGAAGTAAAACTGATCAAATGCCTTGCCCAGTTTTTCTAAACAGCGGATTGAACTGTGCATAGTCAACATATTAAGACTGTTTCGATTGTGATGCCAATCGCCTAGGAAGATGCCAGTATCACATCCTTCCTTTTTAGCCTCAGCAATAAACCAATCTACGAATTCTTCGCAGTCCTGATTATGTGTACTAGAGTTCGATTTTAATCCAAAGTGTATGTCTGTAAAACACGCAACTTTTTTAAACATTATAATCCTTTTTGGTTATTATAGCAAAAATACAACAGCCGTGTCAATCTTCTGCGGCCGGTGTATTCTCTCGTTTCATTGCGTTATCGTATTCTTGATTAATCATACGGGTGTAACTTGGGTTCATACCATTTTCTTGCAAGATATCGTCTCGGATGTTTTGCATTTTCTTTTCGATATTAATGACACGGACAAACGAATTCGTGACTGCCGCGGTAAAATATGCGAAAGGGTTATCACTTTTGCTTTCATCAAATTGTAATCCTATTTGTGTAAGTTGAAGGATTGCTTGACCCTTCATTTCGTCATTGTAAGTATAACCTCTAACGTTACCTCTGGTAGCATATCGTTCGCAGAGTTTGATATACATACGGGCTAGTGTGTCTGTAATTTGACCATGATCTTTACTGAACTTGCCCTTAATCATTCCGCCCTTCCAGTGGCTTTTACCTACACATATTAGTTCGTCATTGTCGTCAAATTTCCAGTGCTGGAACGCTGGAAAATTTACTTTCTCTCTATGATCCGCCTGACTTTTTGGTGTACGTTTACGCCCAGGTTCTAGCGGAATGTGATCGTAAGTCATAATTCTAAAAACTAAATCAGTTTTTTCAATTTTCTTATAATCTACTTCAAACTCGGCTACTTTAACTTTGGGGTTTACGGCTTTAGCCGCTTCAAATGCTTGTTGTTGCTGTCGTTTAGCCTTAACTCTTTTGGCTTCTGCGATGGTTCTAATGTTAATTTTTTCTAAACTTGGTAGTATTAAGTCGTATTGATGGTACTCTGGCTTAACAAAACTACAGTAAGAGTTCTTACTTTTGTGTATCTCGGATAACAAATCTTTGTTATTCAGGTAGTTAACTTTTTTCATTATAATTATGACTCCTCACTATAAATTATAAACTATGCACTTAATAAAGTCAATAAATATGTTTAACAAGGATAACCAAAAATGCCATTAGACTTAAACAATTTTGTTAGCGGTGCTAGATCTATTGCTGGCTCTGTAGCCGGTACATTGGGTACTATCGGGAATACGGTAAACACATTAAAAACGGAAGGGTTTGGCGCGGCATTACGTAGCGTTAATTTACTCCCGGGCGGAGAAACAGGCGCAAAAAGTAATCCAGCATCTGCAATTTTTAGTTCATCTGCAAGTAGAGATTGGAGAGTGCGTTTAAGCCTCCCAACTAACCCAGCATATAAATCTAGTTCTATTATGCGTCCGTTGATAGAAACCAATGGTATGGTGTTTCCTTTTACGCCCTCAATACAGATGCAACATACGGCAAACTACCAGCCAATGACACCTGTACACAATAATTATCCTTTCTTGTCTTATGAAAACAGCAAAGTTGATGCAATGACAATTACAGGACAGTTTTTCTGCGAAGATGCTGTGGAAGCCGCATACTGGATTGCCGCAGTACATTATCTAAAATCAGTAACAAAGATGGCATTCGGTTCTGACACAAATGCAGGAGCACCTCCTCCAGTATTAAAACTTAACGGATACGGAGATTATGTATTCAAAGATGTGCCTGTGGTAGTTACAAACTTTTCAATAGAATTACCTAATGATTGTGATTATATTTCTACAGGACTATCTGCCGGCGCACCTAGTGCAGGTGTAGTATCAAAGGCAGCATCTTTAGTTGGAATTAACATTCCAGGATCCAGCGTAGGACAAGGTGTCGCGTGGGCACCAGTTAAAAGTACAATTACAGTTACAGTACAGCCATTGTACAGTAGAGAACAAGTTAGAAACTTTAGCCTTGATAAGTTTATCAAAGGAGACTATGTACTTGGTTCAGGTAACAATAAATCAGGATTCATTTAATGGTAACGTATAACAATAAAAGCCCGTGGTTTAAAACACAAGAACTTCCAGGATTTCTTGCACCTATCAATGTGCGCCCAGTTAGTGCAGAGCCAGACGATTGGGTTTATACAATTGAACCGCAGTACAATCACAGACCTGATTTATTAGCATATGACTTGTATGGCTCTACTAAATTATGGTGGGTGTTCATGCAACGTAATATGGACACTATAAAAGATCCAATTTTTGATTTTAGATCTGGAGTAAAAATTTACATTCCTAAAAAATCTAGTTTATTCGATGTGTTAGGATTATAATATGCCTTTAACAGACAGTATCGGTATTAAACGAAATGTACTGGAAAAATTTTCTTCCTATAACAGCATTTTTACAATTAGTGCTTTAACTAGTGAACAAATAAATTTTCCAGAATCATCTACAAGTTATAAAAATAATCAACTAGGACAGATTATTTTACGTAGCGGTGCAGGCAGACCCGACAACAGAGTTATGACTGCATATACTTCAGCGGCAAACCCAACAGGAAAATACGACTTTTATATTGACAACATTGAAATAGGTAGTTTAATAACCTACGATAAAAGAACTAAAGGAACAAACTCTACAAATATAAGTTTTGAAATATTTGAACCTTATAGTTTAGGAATGTTTTTACAGACATTACAATTAGCCGCCGCCGCACAATCGGATCAAGGTATGATGGTTAACTATACAGAAATGCCTTTTTTGTTAACCATAGAATTTATTGGCTATGACAGCGCAGGAAATATTATTCCTGTAGACGACGTTTTAAATCGACACATTCCTTTTACTTGGGGACAGATAGAAATGGATATTTCTGCCTCTGGTTGTCGATATAAATGCACAGCCATTCCTTACAACGAATCTGCACTGTCAGACGAAGTAAACACATTAAAATCAGATATAAAAATCAGCGGCACAACAGTTCAGGAAATATTACAGTCGGGTACTAATAGTCTGCAAAGATGGGCCAATGAGCGTACAAAAGAAATGGCCAAACAAGGAAGTGAAACAGGCAAAGAAGAATATGTTCCAGACGAAATTGTTATAATCTTTCCTAAAGACGGCGCACAGATATCATCTACAGAAATTCAAGATGATGCTGGACAATCAGCAACAGTTAATCCATCGTCGGAATCAAAAGATAAAAAAGTTCAAGAAAAATTAACATTAAACAAAAGTAGTAACTCTGTGGGCGGCACAGCAGGATCTGTAAAAATGCTCGTGCAGAATTCAGAATCTTTAAACGATATAGGTAAATCAAAAATGGGATTTGACCTAGACACTGGCGGAGACAGTCAATTAAAACCTAAAGATCAAATACAAAAAGACCCAGACAAGCCTAACTCTAGAAAAGACAACGTCTACGATCCTAAGGATAAAGTTTTTAAATTTGGCCAAGGCACAACAATAGTTAATGCTATTACAGAAGTATTGTTGATGAGCGAATTTTGTAAAACAAACACAACGGCGCCTTCAGACAAAATGGGATTTAAAAAATGGTTTAGAATTGAAACACAGGTATTCAATTTAAAGCCACAGCCTGGAAACAATAACAGGGCAAAGATTCCTAAACTTTATGTTTTTAAAATTGTTGAATATCTTGTACACGAGCACAGATTTAAACCTCCAGGCGCACAGCCACAGGGTTACGATGAATTAAAAAAGAATGCAGTTAAAGAATACAATTACATTTACACTGGCAAAAACGTAGATATTCTTACTTTTAATATTCAATTAAAAGCAGGATTGTTTACAACGGCTTATGCAGATAAAAACGCACTATCCGGCGCGGTGTACCCGCAAATTAATGGCCAAGGCGTAGGTTCCGCAGGACAACCGACCAACGACGAAGCAAACAAAAATGCTGTTGAAAAAGGTGCTCCAGTTGTTCCTGTAGGCGAAACATTTAGAAGATATAAAAATGCTGGTGGCGGTCCAAACGATGACTATCGTAGTTTAGTTGCTAAAAACTTTTACGAAGCATTACTAAACAGTCAAGCAGATTTAATGACAGCAGACATAGAAATACTAGGAGACCCTTACTATATTGCCGATAGTGGTATGGGAAATTTCAGTGACATTCCTGCAAACTTTAATGAAACATCCAGTGGCGCAATGAATTATCAAAGTGGCGAAGTCGATGTTATCGTTAATTTTAGAACACCATCGGATTATAATTCTATCACCGGAAACATGGACTTTATGTCTGGTGTTCAAAATGCAGGATTTAGTGGGTTGTATAATGTTCAAGAAGTTACAAACGTCTTTAAAGGCGGAAAATTTACACAAACATTAAAAGCAATACGCAGACCAATACAAGAACCAGTTAAAGAAGCACCGGCTGAAACTAAACAAGATGTTAAAAAACAAGAAGTTCCTGTAGCAGAACAAGCAACAAACAAACCTGAACCTCCAAAACAACAAACGTTTGCACAGGCATTTGCATCTGCAAGAAAGAGTGCAGGAAATAGCGGCGGCAGATTTACTTGGACAGATCCTAAGACAGGTAATACTGGAGTTTATCATACTGGATATAAAGGTGAAAATGTATTACCGCCTAACACAGACGAAGGTAAATCATTAACACAACGTCCAGGAGAAACTGCTAAGAAGTCAATCGATTCTGTTTCTAAAGGATCGAGAGAAAGTCAAGTTGAATACACTAATACAGGAATACCAATTCCAGGAAGACCAAGAGGCGGCGCATAATGTCTAATGAAAATAATAGAAGTAATGAAGTAAGCGGTGGAAGAGTTGATCCAGGCCCTCACTTGGCAAGAGTAGTTAGAAATGAAGATAACAAATATATGGGCACACTCCATGTACAGTTATTGCGTGATGTTGGTAATATACCAAACAGTGAAGGTAGCACATATCCTGTACAGTATCTAAGTCCATTTTATGGTGTTACTAGTTTAGAGCATGTGGGAAAAAATAATACCTATGACGACACACAAAAAAGTTACGGTATGTGGATGGTGCCGCCAACTGAAGGAGGAATAGTTGTTGTTATTTTTATTGAAGGCGATACTAGCAAAGGTTTCTGGCTAGGCTGTGTTCAGGATGAATACATGAATTTTATGATTCCTGGAATTGCCGCAACGGAATTGAATACAAAAATTCCTCCAGCAAAAGAACCTGTAGCAGAATACAATAAAAAACTTAATACAGGAAATCAACCTGATGCTACACAAATTAAAAAACCTGTACATCCGTTTACAGGAGTATTAAGCACACAAGGTTTACTAACAGATGAAATTAGAGGCATAACAACTAGCTCTGCTCGCAGAGAAAGCCCAAGTAATGTATTTGGTATTAGTACCCCAGGGCCTGTAGATAGATTATCTGGACAGGCACGCGGTACAGTTGGAACAAAAGAAAATCCTGTTAAAGGAGCCTTTGTTAGTCGTTTAGGCGGCACAACTTTAGTAATGGATGACGGCGATGAAAATTATCTACGAACAGGACATGCTTCAGAAACTGCTTCTAATTATGTGTCTGTAGATGACAAAGGCGGCAGCAAAGATATACCTCACAATGAATTATTTCGTATTAGGACAAGAACTGGACATCAGATTCTTTTACACAATAGTGAAGATTTAATTTACATAGGTAATGCTCGAGGTACTACTTGGATCGAATTGACTAGCAACGGAAAGATAGATATTTTTGCCGAAGACAGCATTAGTATCCATACTAAAAACGACCTAAATATTACAGCAGACAGAGATATTAATATGAAAGCCGGTAGAAATATAAATTTAATTGCCGGAGAAAAAATGCACACGGAAACGGGTGCAGACTGGTTAGTGTCTGTAGGTGCAGACAGCAAATTAACAGTTAGCGGACAGAGCAATATCAGTGCCGGCGGCAACCATGTTGAAACAGCCAGCCAAATTCATATGAACGGCCCTGCGGCATCGACCTGCGGATCGGCTAGTGCGCCCAAGCGAATTCCACAGCACGAACCGTGGTCAGGACATGAAAATTTAAATCCAGCAGGCCATACTCCTGCTAAAACAGACTCTAGTTCTAGTGCAAGTGTAACAGATGGAACACAGTCTAAAATCGTTGATACCTTCAAAAAGATATCAAAAAAATAAGAAATAAATATTAAACTATGGCAACTTATAACTCAGTCTCAGGTAGAAGTGTAATCCCTCAAAACGGAATACCAGATGCCGTTCCAACGGGCCGAGCGTACCGCGGACTAAGCACAATTAGCAACCCAACAGGTAGTTTTACACTATATGATTTAAGTCTAATCAAGCAGGATATTGTGAATCATCTACATATTAGACAGGGTGAAAAATTAGAAAATCCTGAGTTTGGTTGTATTATTTGGGACCTTTTATTCGATCCTTTAACAGAAGAATTAAAAGATATTATTGCAGAAAACGTTACACAGATAATGAACTACGACCCTAGAGTTAAAGTAGATAGCCTTATAGTAAGCCAATATGAAAGCGGCATTCAAGTAGAATGTAACTTAACTTATTTGCCTTATAATATTTCTGAACAACTACGCTTCAGATTTGACGAAGAAAATAACATCCTCAGTTAATAATCTACCCACTTTTTAGACTTGATAAATATAATATCGAGGGCTGATTATGGCAAGTGTAGATAGACAAAATAAACTAATAGCGGCAGAAGACTGGAAACGAGTATACCAGAGCTTTAAAAACGCAGACTTTAAATCGTACGACTTTGACAACCTTCGTCGTACTATGATCACGTATCTACGTGAAAATTATCCAGAAGATTTTAACGATTATATTGAGTCAAGTGAATACTTGGCCCTTATTGACCTTATTGCTTTCTTGGGACAAAACCTAGCATTTAGATTTGATTTAAACGCTCGTGATAACTTCCTTGAACTAGCAGAACGTCGTGAAAGTGTGCTACGTCTAGCACGTTTACTATCCTACAACCCTAAGCGCAATCAGCCAGCCAACGGACTTTTAAAGTTCACTTCTATATCTACAACAGAATCTGTTATTGACAGCAACGGCAGAGATTTATCCAATCAGACTATTGTATGGAATGACAGTGCTAACAGCAATTGGTACGAGCAGTTTATTAAAGTAATCAATGCTTCGTTGCCAGAAACCAGCCAATTTGGAAAACCAACAGACAGCGCAACAATTAGTGGTGTTCCTTGCGAACAATATCGATTCAACGCATCAAATACTGAAGTGCCTATCTACGGATTTAGCAAAAATATTGATGGTAGAAATATTGATTTCGAAGTAGTATCTACATCATTTTCTGGAGCAAACTTTATCTATGAAGAACCTCCGTTTCCAACAAACAGTCTAGCATTCTTATACAGAGATGATGGCGGCGGTCCTCCTAGTAGTAACACAGGTTTCTTTGTACATTTCCGTCAAGGTACATTACAAGAAAGTACATTTACAATTGAACGACCAAGCACTAGTGAAACATTAGACATTGACAGTCCTAACGTAAACAACACAGACGTGTGGTTATACGGACTTGACAGTATTGGTTTTGAATCCACACTATGGACTAAAGTTGATTCTGTTGAAGGCAACAACATCATTTACAATAGTCTTTCTAAGAATATTAGAGATGTTTACTCTGTGCTTACACGTTCATTGGATCGTATTAGATTAATCTTTTCTGATGGAACTTTTGGAAATTTACCACAAGGTAATTTTAAAGTTTATTACAGAACAAGTAATGGACAGTCTTATTCTATTAATCCAGCAGATATTAAAAACGTTACCATTGATATTCCTTACATCAGTCGCTCAGGAAAGAAGGAAGTTGTAACCGTTGCATTAGGATTAAAATATACAGTTACTAATGCGACTATTGCAGAAACATCTGACGAAATTAAAAACAATGCTCCTGCAACTTATTATACACAGAGTCGAATGATCACCGGTGAAGATTATAATATTCTTCCACTAAGTGTTAATCAAGAAGTTGTTAAAATTAAATCTGTTAACAGAGTTAGCAGTGGTATTAGCCGTTATTTTGACCTAAAAGATTCTACAGGAAAATACAGCACGACTAATTTGTTTGGTACAGATGGAGTTATCTATAAAGAACCGATAGTAGATATTTTTACCTTTAGCGTAAGCACACGTTCTGATATCGAAAATGTAGTATTAAATCAAATAGAGCCTATACTTGCTCTTAGAAAAACTATTGATTTTTATCTTGACAGATATCCAACAGTTACACTAGCACCTAATTATAGTGCATTTTATCAAAAGACTAATGCAGTTAATTTGTCTACAGGTTATGTAGGCGACATTGAAAATGCAGCCACAAAGAAGTTAGGATCTTTTACCAGTTCTAATTTGAGATACTTAATTCCAGGTGCCCTTGCAAAATTTATTCCACCGACAGGAAAAGTATTTGATGCAGATAATAATATTATAGATGCAACAGCGGCAGATGAAAATTCAAAAACATACATTTGGAGCAAAGTAATTAATGTTATTTCTGATGGTACTGCTTCAAATACAGGACAATTAACTGACGGAACCGGACCGGTTATCCTTAACGATGTTATTGCTACCGGATCATACATAGATTCTATATTACCTAAATTTGTAACAGGTTTAGAATCTAGCGTAATTACCAGAATGGTTGATTTAATATTTGCTAATAAAGAATTTGGTTTACGTTACGATGCTAATCTTACTACATGGAAAATTGTTACAGACACCAACGTCGATAAGAAAAACGATTTTAGTTTAGGTAAAGCAGGAGATGTAAGTAACCAACAATTAGACGCCAGTTGGATTATTTTATTTGAAACTAACGGTGAAACTTATACTGTTACAAGTCGCGGCACTCGCTACGTTTTTGAAAGCGAAAAAGAAATTAGATTTTTCTTTGATAGTTCAGACAAAGTATACGACACTAGTACAGGAAAAATTGTTAGAGACAAAATTTCTGTATTAGGAATCAACCCAGAACCAGATGCCACAACACCGATTAATCAAGATGTTAATTGGGAAATTGTTGACGAATATAAAGGATCTGACGGCTACATCGATAGTAAAAAGATTTCAATTAGTTTTTACGATCAGGACGAAGACGGTGTAGTTGACAACCCAGAAATTTTTGATGTTATTGTTGCACCAGATGTTAACCCAGAACAAAAATTTATTTTTCAAAAGAGCAGAGTTAGTATCGATGGTATAACAGATTACTATTATATTAAGAATGAAAATAATCTAATTAAAATTTTTACGACACAGGGTGTAGTAGACAGCAATCTGTTAGACAACCAACAATTAATCTATATTATGGATGAAAACGTTGTTAAAGTTTTCTATAAAGAAAGTGTAAGTTTTGTAATCACTACAGAGTACAGAGCATTTGTGGGCAGAGACATGTTAAAATTCCAATACGTACACGCCGCAGATGAAAGTGCAAGAATAGATCCGGCAGCAACAAATATTATTGATGTATTCATGTTAACAAAAAACTATGACACGCAATATCGCTTGTGGCTAAACGGTGACATAACAACCAAGCCACTGCCTCCAAGCAGTGATGCACTATTCATTAATTTTGGTGCAGAGTTAGGAAAAATTAAAGCAATTAGCGACGAAGTAATCTATCATCCTGTAAAATATAAAAATTTATTTGGATCTAAAGCAGATATTAGTCTACAGGCAACATTTAAAGTTGTTAAAAATAGTTCATTAGTAGTCAGCGACAATGATATTAAGACTGGAGTTGTTAGCGCAATTAAGGAATTCTTTTCTATAGATAACTGGGACTTTGGAGATACATTCTACTTTGGAGAATTAGCAACCTATATCATGAACAGAATGAGTCCAAGAATTGCAAATATTGTTTTAGTTCCTAAAAATCAAAACTTGTCATTTGGCAGTCTTTATGAAATTAAAGCAAATCCGGATGAAATATTTGCCAGTTCTGTGTCTGTAGATAATGTTGAAATTATTTCAGAAATTACAGCGGCAAGATTAAACACAACAGGAGTTGTGCTAACATCTAGCACCACTTCAGCAAACGGCATAGTAAGTAACTAAAGGACAGTAAATGGCATTTACTAAAGATCAAAAAGAACCAAGTCTGCCAATCGGTACAGATACAACTAGAAGCGCGGTTAATTTTTTACCTAGATATTTTAGAACTAGTACCAATCAGAAATTTTTAAACGGAACATTAGATCAGTTAATTTCTGTTGGCAATGTTGATAAAATTAATGCGTATATTGGTAGAAAAAATAGCAAAGCCTATGTGCCTTCGGACAACTATGTTGATGAAATATCTGTAGAACGTTCTGCCTACCAACTTGAGCCAGCAATTATTGTCAAAGATAGTTTAGAGAATGTAACATTCTTCAGTGATTATAACGACTATATCAACCAACTTGTATATTTTAATTCTTCTGCGGTAGACCATAGCAAGATTAACAGTCAAGAGTTTTATAGTTGGAATCCTAATATAGATTGGGACAAATTTGTTAACTATAGAGAATATTACTGGCTACCAAAAGGTCCGCAGTCTATTGCAGTTAAAGGACAATCTCGTAGTATTATTAGCACATATACTGTGACTACTGTCAGCGATGTTGACAATATTGCCTATGTTTTCAGTCCAGACGGATTAACTCGCAACCCAAGTCTAAAATTGTATAGAGGTCAAACTTATAAGTTTGATATTAATTGTCCAGGTAATGCAATCGCATTTAAGACAATCAGAGATATGGCCGATTCTTATATCTACACTGATGGGGTTATCAGCGATACTCCTTATGTAGAAGTGGGAACTATTACTTTTACAGTTCCAGACGATGCACCAGATTTATTATATTACGTTAGTGCTAACAATATTAATACATCTGGATTCTTTAAAATTTATGATATTGCCGAGAATACATTTATCGATGTCGAAAAAGAAATACTAGGAAAGAAAACATATAATATTGACGGTACAACAGAGTTGTCCAACGGTATGAAAGTTTATTTTATAGGTAATGTTACTCCGGCGAAGTATGCTACAGACAACTGGTATGTTGAAGGTGTAGGTGATAAAATTAGATTAATTGCAGAGTTTGATTTACAAACTCCATCATCTTTTGCCTTAGACAGCGACATCGAATTTGATACAGAAAACTTTGATACACAAGGTTTTGATGTTAATAGTAACTATCCTGCGGAAAAAGATTATATCACTATCAGCAGAGCAAGCAGAGATAGAAATCACTGGTCGAGATATAACCGCTGGTTCCATCGTTCAGTCATAGAAGCCAGTGCAACATATAATAATCAACCTGTTGAAATAGATCAGACTGCTAGAGCTAAACGACCTATTATTGAATTTAAACCAGACTTACAATTATGGAATTTTGGACGTCAGGCAAAGCGTAGCGTTGATTTAGTTGACTTGTATACTAAAGATGCGTTTTCGACTGTTGAAGGTAGTATAGGTTATAATATTGACGGTGTATTATTACTAGAAGGCATGCGTGTTCTGTTTGCCGCTGATACTGATGCCATTGTAAATGGTCGTATTTTTAAAATTGGATTTATTACACACCTTGGTGTTAAGAGAATTACACTATTAGAAGAAACAGATACTACTCCTATTGACGGTGAAACTGTACTAGTTACAGACGGCGACAATTTTAAAGGAAAAATGTTCCACTATTCTAGTGGTGCGTGGGTAGAGAGTCAGGACAAAACAGCAGTTAATGTTGCACCATTGTTTGATGTAGTTGATGTAAACGCCACAAGTTTTGGAGATAGAACAACTTATATTGGTTCTTCATTTATCGGATCTAAAGTTTTTAGTTACCAGCCAGGCGACACATATGATAATATTTTAACACAAAATATTTCTTATAGAAACATTGGTAATATTGGAGATATTGTTTTTGACTTCAATTTACAAAAAGATTCATTTACCTATCAAGGCGAAGTTGAACTTATCACACGAGTGCTTGACCGAGGGTATCTTCGAATTAATGATAGTCTTTCAGACTATAGACTTGTTAATGGATGGGTCAAATCTGAGTTTCAAACAAAACAACCGGTTATACGACAAATCAATGTCCAGGCAGATTTGTTAAATTTATTCCCTATTGACGTCTATGCAAAGAGCGGAATGTTAGACGACTTAGATGTTAAGGTTTTTGTTAACAATAAGAAACGTACAGATTATGAAATTTACAGACAAAATAGTATTGCTTACATTCAGTTTACCGCAGATTTAACTGTAGACGATGTTGTAGTTATAGAAACAATGTCTTCTGCTACTAAATTAGATAACATCGGATATTATAAATTCCCAAGTAATCTTGAAAGCAACCCGCAAAATTTAAGTTTAGAAGATTTGACCTTAGGTCAAATTTCTAATCATTTAAAAACTATTTCAGAAAATTTTGTTAAGTTTGAAGGTAACATTCCAGGCATTAGTAATCTGCGCGACCTAGGAAACATATCAGGATATGGTACACAGATAGTTCAGCATTCTGGACCTTTAGCACCAATCATGTATAGTTTTACAAATAAAAACGTTAACATTATTAAGAGTTTGCGTTATGCCAGAGACGAATATTCTAAATTCAAACGTAATTTAATTAGAACTGCAACTACATATGGTTACGATGGTATAACTCGTACACATTTAGATTTGGTGCTTAAAGAAGTAACCAAAGATAAAACAGTCGAGTCTCCATTTTATCTAAGCGACATGGTTCCGTTTGGAGTTAATTTTGTCTATGAACAAGAAGTTATTGATAATTCCTTCACTGATTATCCACTGACATTCGATTTTAATTTAGACGAAGCAAGTTCTAAAGCAGTAATGGTATATGTCAACGATGATCTTTTACTGCACGGCAGAGATTACATTTTCGTCAATACAAGTTTTGTTAGAATATTATCTGCAATACAAACTGGCGATATATTAAAAATTTATCAATACGATCAAACTGCGGGCTGTTGTGTTCCACCGACTCCTACTAAGTTAGGATTGTATCCATTGTTTGAACCAAAGATTTTTGTCGATAACACTTATGTTACTCCTACAAAAGTTATACAAGGTCACGACGGTAGTATTACTGTTGCATTTTCAAAACCAGATGAGCCAAATGAATTTAGAGACGAGTTATTACTAGAATTAGAAACACGTATCTATAATAATATTAAAATTCGTTACAATCCAGAATTGTTTAATCTTGATACATTAATGACTGGATATTTTAGAAATGCCGATATTACTGTTGACGAATTGAATTCTACACTAAGACAAGAGTTCTTAAACTGGACTAGTTTAATCAACGACGATTATACTAAACACAGTTTCTTTGATAGAAACGAGCCGTTTACTTATAACTATAAGTCATTTGCTGACCCGCAAGGAAATCCGTTGCCAGGTTTCTGGAGAGGAATATACAAATATTTCTACGATACAGATCGTCCGCACACACATCCATGGGAGATGTTAGGATTCAGTATTAAACCAAAATGGTGGGAGACTACCTACGGTCCAGCACCTTATACTAAAGATAATTTATTACTATGGAATGACCTAGCAGAAGGCCTTGTAAGAGCTCCGGGTCAGTTACCAACACGAAACAGTTTATATGCTAGACCTGAATTGTTAAAATATGTACCTGTTAATGCGTCAGGAGAATTAATTGACCCACTAACTGTTGGACTAGTTTCAGATTTTGTTTCAGTCTTTACAGAAAAAGAATTCACTTTTGGCGATCAAACACCTATTGAAACAGCGTGGAGACGTAGCAGTCATTACGCATTTTCTTTAATTACTGCACTTACTCTATTACGTCCTGCAAAAATGTTTGCTTTAGGATTTGATAGAATTCGCCAGTACAGAGATCAAACAGGACAAATTGTTTATAAACTTCCTACAGGTAACTTGAGATTTAATACCACAAATATGGTATTCCCAAGTACTGTTAAAGACAGCACAAGAGTGTTTACCAGCGGACTAGTAAACTATTTGTCAGACTATGGTATTAGCAAATCGTTTGCAATACTTGACAATTTTAAATCAGACTTAACTTCTTTACAAGTAAAAATTTCCAGCAAATTAGCCGGCTTTACTACTAAAGAAAAATTTAAATTAATTTTAGATAGTCGTAGTCCTTTGAATGAAGGCAATGTATTCATTCCTCAGGAAAACTATAACATTATTTTAAACTCTAGCACACCAGTTACTACTATTAACTATAGCGGTGTAATTATTGAAAAAACAACCAGCGGCTTTGTTATTAAAGGTTACGATAAATCTATACCAGAATTTAAGTATAAAAAAGCTCTGGATACAGTATCGGACCCGATAATCAATGTGGGCGGAATCTCTGAAACTTATATTGACTGGAATTCAAATAAATTCTACAGCAAAGGTCAAATTGTTAAGACAGATCAAAACTATTTTAGAGTTACTGTAGCGCATACAAGTACTACGGCATTTGAATCAAAGTATTTTGTTAAACTGCCATATCTACCAATTGTTGGCGGACGTCAGATTGTAATAAGAAGAAATTTTGAAAAATCTGTAAGCACATTACACTACGGCGCAGAATTAAGAACAGTACAAGAAGTCGTTGATTTCTTATTAGGTTACGGAAAATATCTAACAGATGCAGGTTTCACATTTGAATATTTTAATCCTAATTTAAAAACAGTCACAGACTGGCAAACCAGTGCCAAAGAGTTTGCGTTTTGGACTACACAAAACTGGGCCGAAGGTTCGATTATTACTGTAAGTCCTGCCGCAGAAGAATTGATTTACAGACAAGATTATGCTGTAGTTGACAGCATTTACGATCCTTTCTATGAATATAGCCTATTCAAACAAGACGGCGTAGAATTAGAACCAAGTTTTACTAATAGCATTCGTGAAAATAATAGTTTTAGTCTGCGACCAAAAAATACAGCAGACGGTTTATATCATGCTACATTGAATCTTGTACAAAAAGAACACGTTTTAATTTTAGATGACACTACAATTTTTAATGACATTATCTACGATCAAGTACAGGGCTATAGACAAGAACGTATTAAAGTAGTTGGATATAAAATTAGCGACTGGACAGGCGACTTTAGTATTCCAGGGTTTGTCTACGACCGTGCAGTTGTTTCAGAATGGACAGCATGGAAAGACTATGCCTTAGGTGAAACTGTAAAATACAAAGAATTTTATTATAGTGCCAGAACAAATGTTCCAGGTACAGAATTGTTTGACGACAATAATTGGTACAGACTAGATGGAAGACCACAAAGTAAATTAATTCCTAACTGGGATTATCGTGCTACACAGTTTGAAGATTTTTATGATTTAGATACAGATAGTTTTGATGTTGACCAACAAAAGTTTGCTCAACATTTAATCGGCTATCAAAAGCGCCAATACCTTGAGAATATTATTAATGATGATGTAAGTCAGTACAAGTTCTATCAAGGTATGATTCAAGAAAAGGGTACACAAAACAGTTTATCTAAATTGTTTGACGCACTAAACTATGCAAACACAGATAGTTTAGAATTCTTTGAAGAGTGGGCAATTCGCTTAGGACAATACGGTGCCAGCGGTGGCTACGAGGAAGTAGAATATATTCTTAATGAAGAAAAATTCTTAATTAACCCACAGCCAATTGAATTAGTAAATGCAGTTCCGTTTGGAGTGAACGATTTTGTTTATAGAATTACTCAGGATCAAGTTTACTTAAAACCTGACGACTATACACACGAGCCGTTCCCAGTACTAGCATCTCAGAAAGAATATATTAGAACTGCGGGCTATGTTAACTATGAAGACGTTGACTACATTATTTCTTCTAAAGATGAATTCGCCAACTACAATATTAAAAATCTTGTAGAAGGTACATATTTCTGGTTAGGATTTGATAACAGTTCTTGGAATGTTTATAGATTTACTAATTTCGCTAAGTCTGTTAAGAGTGTATCAGAAGGTACTAACTTAAGAATTACTCTTAATACTAAACTACCTGTAGATATAGAAGTTGGATCTTATATTGGAATTAATAATACTAATGCTTCGTTAGAAGGCATTAAACAAGTATTAGATACAGGCTTAAACTGGTTTGAAATAACCATGCCTGCTAATTTAGATACTGCGGCAATTGCAGAAATTAATTTATTTTTAAACATTAATTTGTTTAAATTTACTCCACAACGACTATCGTCAATTAACGATTTAAATTCCTTGCCTGTTTCTGCTAAGAAAAATAATGAAATAGTATGGACAGACGGAGTCAACAATGCTTGGAGTGTCTGGAAGTTTGCTAAAACATACACTAGCACAAAAATCACTAGTGAAGAAAATTATTTTGGAAAAGTTATTGCGGTTGATAACACAGAAACAGTATTGGCAGCAACATCAACAAATGCAGTTTTGTTCTACAGCAGACCTACATCGACATTTGGATGGGCGTTCCAGGATTCTATTTTCCCATTATCGACAGAAACATTTACCGACACTAACGGAAGTTTCGGTGATAGTTTATGCTTTAATGCCGACGGATCTTACTTATTTGTAGGCGCACCGCGTTACGGTATTACATCTGAACCAGGTGCTCTACCAACAGATCCTCCAATCATTACAGAAGTGGATATTGGTTATGTGGCACAGTACACAAAAAATATCTACGGCAGTTACGAATTTACAAGAGTAATTCAAAGTGCTACACCAACACAGTTCCAATATTTTGGACAGAAGATACAGGTAAATGGAAATGTATTATACATTGTTTCTAAAGGCAATGGATCTTCAGTTCCAGCAGCCGTGTCTGCGTATAACTTAACAACAAACACTTTCCTAGCAACACTAACTCTACCAACAGGTATTAGTATAACTGACATAGATATTAGTTCGAGCAATATTGTAGCAATATCTAAAAATGACGAATCTGTTTTAGTTGTTCGTTTAGCAGGAACAGCCTTTACAACAGTACAAGAAATCAATGTTAGCGATTTTACATCACTAGAAGTTTTAGAAACAGGTAGTAATTTTGGCACATCTGTAGCAATTACAAAAGATTCAACTTTTGTTGCTGTTGGTGTACCAGGGTATTCAGGCGTAGCATCTAATCAAGGAGCAGTTGCACTATTCAAATTAAATGCTTCAACATACGTTGCTGATGATTTTATTACAAGTCCGCTAAACCAAGACAGTGAAAAATTTGGATATAGAGTAAGATTTAATCTAGACAATGATAGATTAGTAATTTATAGTTACGGTGGTAGTCAAACAATTGAAACAATAATTGACTCCGGCGAAACAACATTTGATTTAAATGTAACTACATTTATCGAAGAACAAGAATTTACTGGCAGTGTTCGTGTTTATGAAAAATACGACGCCAAGTTCTTAATCGGCGACGAATTAGAACCAACAGCAGTTTCTGGAATTAACTACGGCGATGCGTTTGTTGTAGCAAGAAAAATTTATATTAACGATCAAACATCGATTAACGGATCATTCCATGAGTTTTCTGGAAGCACTAAATCTTGGACTAAGTTCCGCGAACCGGAACCTAGTGTTAACTTATCTAAGATTAAATCATTGTTCTTATATAATACAAGAACAAACAGCGTAGTTGCCAACTTAGATTTTATCGATCCAATTACAGGAAAGATTTTAGGAATCGCTGAACAAGAATTAACATTCAAAACATACTACGATCCAGCAATATATACAGTTGGTGTAGAATCTGTAGTAGTAGATTTACTAATGGGATGGACAACACCTCATGTTGGTAAATTATGGTGGGATCTCAGCACTATTAAATTTGCTAATCCCCTACAAGGATCTATTGTATATAAAGCCAACACTTGGAATAATGTCTACAATGATTCCACTGTGGATATCTACGAATGGGTAGAATCTGAATACACACCGAGCGAATGGGATTCGTTAGCAGATACTGAAACTGGACTAGCATTAGGTATTAGCGGAACATCTAAGTACGGCGACCTTGCATACAGTATTAAACAAAAATATGATACTATAAGCAAAACATTTACCAACACTTATTATTTCTGGGTTAAAAATAAAACTACAGTACCTGACGTTACCTTTAGAAAAACGTCTGCCAGCGATGTTGCAAATTTAATATCCAATCCTAAAGGTCAGGGCATTCAGTATGCTACTTTATTAGGTAAAAATCAATTTGCATTAGTGAACTGCAAAGGATTAATCACAGGCAAAGATGTTGCACTAAATGTTCGTTACTGGACAGTGAATAATACTGAAAACAATATTCATGCACATTATCAGTTATTAGCAGAAGGAAACACTAATAAAAAACTTAACAAGTATGTTGAACAGAAATGGTTTGACAGTTTAATCGGTTACGATATCAACGGCGCAGAAGTGCCAGATCCTAGATTGCCTGCTAAATTGAAATACGGTATTCTAAACAAACCTCGTCAAGGTATGTTTGTTAACAGACTTGAAGCTCTAAAACAATTTATAGAGCGTGTTAACTCTGTATTAATACAACGTGCAATTATTGACGACTTTGATTTTACAGCATTAAACTCTAAAGAAGAACCTCCGACTGAATTATCAGGAAAGTACGATATTGCAATCGACAGTCAAAGTCAAATACGTTTTGTTGGCTCTACAGGATTTATTCAAGCCACTGCTGTTCCGGTAGTAGAAGCAGGAAAGATTGTACGTGTTGTAGTTACAAATCCAGGCCGTGGATATAAAATTGCTCCAGAAATTATAGTTAATGGTGCAGGCACTGGCGTAAAATTAACAGCAAAGATTAACACTATTGGCGAAGTTACTGGTGTAACAGTTGATAACTTTGGCCGAGATTATTTAGATTCTACTACATTGTATATTAGACCATTTACAATTTTAGTCAACAATGATGAAACAGCGGCTAATAAATGGAGTTTATACATTTGGGATAGTGTCAAAGGCGACTGGTTCAGATCAAAAACTCAAATTTATGATGTAACCAAGCATTGGGATTATGCCGACTGGTATGCCGATGGCTACAGCGCATTTACTAAAGTTGACCATTTAGTTGACTTCTCATATGAAATGAGTTTCATAGATATTGCTGTAGGCGATTTAGTAAAAATTAAAAATGAAAAATCTGGTGGTTGGATTCTTTTAGAAAGAATTAATACACTAGTTACAGATAACATTTCTTTAAATTACACAACAGTAGGTCGTCAAAACGGAACAATCCAATTCAATAGTAATTTGTACAAGTTTACAAATAGTAATATTGGATTTGATAGTTTTACCTATGATGGCGATGTATACGACGACGAACCAAAAGAAGAATTAAGAATTATTCTCGATGTCATTAAAAATAATTTATTAATAGACGATTTAGAAGTAGAGTATAATAAGTTATTCTTTGCAAGTCTGCGTTACGTATTCTCAGAACAAACATTTGTTGATTGGGCATTTAAGACTTCGTTCGTTAAGAGTCAACACAACCTTGGCGAATTAAAACAAAAAGTTAATTATAAAAATGACAATCTTGCTAGTTACGAAGAATACATTAATGAAGTAAAACCTTACAGAACTAAAGTTAGAGAATTTATCAGCAATTACACAGCAACTGATAATACATATACAGGAACTACAGACTTTGACCTTCCAGCACGTTATGATACTGAAGAAGGAAAAATTCTTCCGTTTGATGTAAAAGTCAATAATTCTGTAATTACATATAACTCATCTGCAATATTAAATGCACCATACAGTGATTGGTTAGATCATGCTGGATATCGTGTTACAGAAATTGTTGTTGTTGACGGTGGCTCAGGATACCAAGCCGCACCTGCTGTTGAAGTAGTTGGTGTGTGCAAAACTAAAGCCACTGCTAAAGCGTATATTTCACAAGGATCAGTAACAAAGATTGCAGTAGAAACTAAAGGAGAAGGTTACCTAACTACACCTACTATAGTTATTAGCGGATCAGTTGGCGCAAGCGGAGTAACAGCCAAGGCTACAGCAATTCTTGGAGAAGGCGTTACAAGAACAAACACCATTGGTGTTAAATTTGACAGAATTATTCCGGAGTATCAAGTAAGTTCTATTACAATGTCGCAGACATTCGATGGTACAGGATCTAGAACATTGTTCCAGTTAAACTGGCCTATTGATATTAGAACAAACAAGACTGCGGTAACAGTATCTAACGAAGAATTATTGTCTAGTGATTTTACAGTTTATAATAAGAAAGATACTTCGTTAGGATATACACGTTATATTGGTATATTAGAGTTATCTACTGCGGCAGAAGTTGGCAGTTCTAATATTACTGTAACTTATACTAAAGATATAAGACTTCTTACAGCCGCAGATAGAATTCAATATTACTATAGTCCAATAACAGGACAGATTGGTAAAGACCTAGGACAGTTAATGTCTGGAGTTGACTACGGCGGCGTTGAAATTACAGGGCTAGGATTTGAAATAAGTTCTGGTTGGGACGGACTTCCATGGTTTACTGCTGGCTGGGACGACTTCGATGAAGATTATACAGACTTTTTAGTTGTATCAGATGGTACAACACGTTCTTATAATCTGCCATATATTCCTGCAGATGGAGAACAGATTAACGTTTATATTAATGGTGTAAGAATTGATGACATTAATTATGACGTTTACACCAGTGCCGAAACTGCATATAATACCGCAGCCGCATTATTAGAAGTTTATACTGCTGAAGAGATTGCTCTACAAGCAGATAAAGACGCTAAAGAAATAACAGTTAATTCTCTAACACAAGAGCTTATTGATACACAGGCAGTTATTGCTGACTTACAAGCACAGTTAGAAATTACCTCCCCAAGCGATCCTTTATACTTTGCTTTACAAACTACATTGGCAGAAAATCAAGCACAGGAAACACAGTTAATTTCAGACTTGACCATTGCCCAAGGCGAACTAGACGATGCAGAAGCATTACTAACAGCCAAACAAGTACAAGTGGCTAACAAAACTCTTGATGTTGCCGCAAAGTTAGCAACATTAAATGCAACCGATGAAATTACAAATCCAGATGCACAGATGCAGACATTTGTAGGAGACGGAAGCACTGATACTCCTATAGTCATTCCTGCATACGTAGATGTAAACAGCGGAGATACTATTATCTTCCGTAAGAGTACCAGCGATGGTAGTTTTAGACCAAACCAGCAATATTTAGACTCTGAAATCAGCGGCGGAGATTTTACATATACTACTGCCCGAGGCATTCGTGCAGAAGACATCAATCTTGACGGCGACAATTTTGTAACACCAACTAACAGCCATGCACCGGAAGAAGTAGTTACGGGACAGGTTGTAGACTCTGTAGCAATTACAGTCTACCATACTGTAGAAGACGGTACACCTATTATTGTCACAAGACATTATATAACAACAGAGCCAGAAAACGAGTTCTTAATTGGACAGCGTCCAAACAGCACTCAAGCGGCAGTTGTTAAATTAAACGGATTAATTAAAAAGCAAGATGTAGATTATACACTAAATTACGCTATGCAAAAAGTTGTGTTCCCAACTAACTTGCCTGTGGGCAGTGAAGTTGTGATTACTTCTATGAGCAAAAACGGTACAAGCATTCTTGATTCCGATTCATTTACTGGCGATGGTGTTTCTGTAGATTTTGTAACAGTAGCACGTTGGGATGGAGATTATTCTGCACTAGTTACTGTTAACGGTGTACCAGCCACAGTAACAACATTTGTAACAGATAATACTTACAGCGAAGTTGGAAACATTGGAATTAGATTTGCTACAGCACCAGTCAATACGGCAATTATCGACTACACGATTATTGGTACAGCATTAAACACAGTAAGTCGTGTTTCAACAGAAACTGTTGTTTATGACGGCACAAGTCAGGTGTATAGTTTAACAAATACACCGGCCAACTTACGTCCGTTTGATAATAACGTATTAGTTGAATATGCTGGAAGAATTTTACGTCCGGCAGATACTGTTTATTTTGATGTCGTAGGAACAGTTCGTACTTACACAGTAAGCACAGTTGACTATGCTATTAATACCATTGATGCAAACAAGGTTAGAGTTTTCTTAAACGGCACCGAACTAGCAATTTCAAGACAATTTACTTGGAAGTCATCTAGCAATCAGTTAACAATTAAGCGTGGAGTTGCTAAAGTTGGCGATAAAATTGCATTGGTAATTTTAGAAAATGCAGAATACTACATTGACGAAGACTCAACAGGTGCTCAATTGCGCTTAGTAGATAGTTACTCGGTTAACGATAAATTTGCAGTTACTACATTTACTAATCACGATATTTTAGATATCGAACGTAATAGTGATTATATTACATCTGCAAGTATTGTGACTGTAGGAACTACCGACTACTATAGATTAAATCAATTATTAGCAGGACGCATCCAACTTAGAAACCCTGCGTTGGGCGCACAGTATATTTGGTTAGCATTGAACGGAGAATTGTTAACTCCTGAAATCGATTATATCTTAGAAGATAATTTAACTTATATTCAAATTGATAGAAACAGAGTGTTAACATCTACAGATGTAATAGACCTTATTGTATTCAGTAGCGATGTAACTACTGGTAGACCTTTTGGTTATAGAATATTCAAAGATATGTTAAACAGAACAATCTATAAGAGATTAGATTCTGAAGCATCGGCAGTATTAGCACAGCCATTAAATTATTATGATACAACTATTGTGTTAGAAGATGCCAGCGGCTTAGTTGAACCATTGCGTAGTCAGAATCAAGCAGGTATTGTTCTAATTGATAAAGAGCGTATAGAATATCTTGAAAAAGATGGAAATACATTAAAATATCTACGCAGAGGTACACTAGGAACTGGAGTTCCTGAAGTGCATCCAGTAGGAACAGCAGTACTTGATGCAAGTACAAACCAAACTGTTCCTTATAAAGATGAAACAGAAACTGTTGTTTTAGTTGCTGGCGGATACTCACAGGCATCTGAAATATATGAAAACAGTTTTGGTATCAATGTTACTTCAGTCAAGTATAATTTTAACAATACTACAGCGTTCCCATTAGGCGGACAAGTTGTGACTGTAAAAGGAACTGGATTCAAGGAAAACGTTGAAGTTGTTATCGGTGACCCTACACTAAAAACAACATTTGTAGCCACAGAAGTTAATTCTGCCAATGAAATAATTGTTAGCAACATCGATAGATTATTTGTAGGCAAGGAAGTTGTATTCAGCGGCGCAGTTTTTGGCGGTATTGATTCTTCTATTTCTTATTATATTTTAACTTATGGACAGGATGTAGTTACAGAAGAATATTATATTACAGTTAGCGAAACAGTAAACGGCAGTCCGGTGTCATTATCAGTAAGTACTGGCGAAATGACCGGTTCTCATATGAGAGCTAAGTGCAACACTACTTATGTAAGTAGTACTGAATTGACATTTATCAGTCAAGCAGAAGTAGTTGGTGCGTACGATTTAGTAATAGTAAATCCGTCGTTTAGTGTTGGACCAGTTACAGTGGCACAAACTAGTTACGTAGCACCAGCGGCTATAAAATATGTACAAATCTTGTTACCGTTTAGCCCAATAGTTAATACTATTACCACAAGAAACCCAGCAGAAACTGGTGAGTGGTATAAGGAAACTGCCGAAATTAGTGTGGCAAATATTCAAGTAGGAAGAGGTTATAAGATTAAAACCATTGGTACAACAGATTACATGAGTATCGGCGCAAGTTCTAACACAATTGGTACAGAATTTATAGCAACAGCAGTGGGTTCAGGCACAGGTACAGTATTAGACTATACAAGTATTCCTTTAGAATACTGGGAAGGTTTGGATATTGAAGTGTTTGTAGCAGGCCGCCGCTTGCGTAAAAATCCAACATCAGTATGGGACGAAAGTTTAGGCCCAGATAGCCCAAGTGGTGACAAACAATTACAAGCAGAATTTGCAGTAAACAAGAATGTGGGTGCTTATGTACGTTTAACAGAGCCTCCAACAAATGGCGCAAAAGTTATTGTACAGAAGAAAGTGGGTCAAGCGTGGGTAGCACAAGGTCAGAGCCTTGTTGATGCACAAACTGACCAAGCAAAATTCGTTCGTGCAAAGACTGCGAATTTGCCTCGATAAATATAGAATACAGGTGATTTTAACATGACAACAAAACCAAACGAAAATTCAGGAATCCGAGTACAAGGACATATAAAAATATTTGATCCAACTACTAAGGAAGTCTTTATTGATAAGAAAAACGCTATTCACTACGAAAATATGAGTATAGCCCTGGCAGAAAGTCTTGCAAACGCAGGCAAAGGGTTTATATATGAGATGGTGTTTGGCAATGGCGGCACTTCGGTGGACCCAACAGGAGTTATTACATACCTTACTCCTAACAGCACAGGGTCTAATGCCAGTTTATACAACGAAACATACACTAAAGTAGTTGATGATAGAAGCACAAATAATTTAGATCCAACTAGAAATAAGATAGAAACACGTCATGTTACTGGTACAAACTACACAGACATCTTAATCACTTGTTTATTAGACTACGGCGAGCCTAGCAATCAAGACGCATTTGACAACGCCACGTACACAGACGGCGAATATGTGTTTGATGAACTAGGTTTAAGAGGTTACGATCCTGCTGGAACAGGTCGTTTACTAACACACGTTATCTTCCACCCTGTACAAAAGAGTTTAAACCGTTTAATTCAAATAGACTACACAGTTAGAGTACAGAGCTTAACCGGTTTTAATGAGGCTTAATTATGTCATACCAAGTTAGATATACAGATTCAACAAATTTAGACAAACCAGCATTAACGGTAGAAGATAATACCATTAATGATTCAACATCGTTACAATTTCCAGGTCGTAATGTTACTGGTTATGGCACAATTATTGCAGAAAACTTTTTACACTTATTAGAAAATTTTGCTAACGACAGCGCACCAACAAATCCAATAGAAGGACAATTATGGTACGATAATACTGCTGGTGTTAACCAACTAAAAGTGTGGGACGGTACTAGTTGGTCTAGTGCTGGCGGTTTAAAGAAAGGCAACGTTGAGCCAGAATTGGCAACTAGTTTACCAGGAGACCTATGGGTAAACACCGATACACAACAATTATACCTATACACAGGTTCAGGTTGGATCTTAGTTGGTCCAAGATTTAGTGAAGGTGCTCGTACTGGTGCTGAACCAGAGTTTATCGAAGACACATTAAGCAACGCTCAGCCAGTGGTTTCTAACTATATTAATGGTGAGCGTGTTTGTATTATTAGTAAAACAGCGTTTACACCAAAAACTTTAATCACAGGCTTTCAAACAATCAAAGCAGGTGTTAATTTAAACTCTAACTACAATACATATTGGGGTACTGCTGAAAAGGCAGCGGCGCTGTTAGTAGGTACCACTACAGTTTCTGCATCAAACTTCCTAAGAGGCGATGCAACTAGTAATACAACATTTCCAATCAACGTTAGAAATGCAGGCGGTATTGCAATCGGTGAAGATACTCAGTTAAATTTAGGTATTGACGGTGCCGCAGGTGTAATTTTTCACAAAACATCTGGTAGTAACTTAGATATTCGTATGAACAACAACGGTGCTATCCGTACAGTTGTTCGTGTTGACAGTTCAGAGCGTGTTGGTATTAATAATATTAACCCACAGACTGACTTAGATGTAGGCGGAGACTTTAACGCATCCGGTAACATTACCGCAGACGGTAGTGCTACATTTGGCGGCGGACTTACAGTAACAGGCGCATTAGATATTGCAGGTGATGTATCGTTTGGTACAGACAATACAAATACAGTAACAGTATCTGGTGTTATTTTACCAGACGTAAACTTAGGTGCAGATATTGGTACTGTAGATAAAAAGTTTCAAAGAATTTGGAGTTCACGCTTTGACGGTGAATTTTATGGAAACGTGTTTGGTTCGTTAACTGGTAATGCCAGCGGATCGTCTACTAAACTAGCATCTCCAACAATCTTTGACTTAGACGGTGACATTACATCTAACGAAGTTGAATTTGATGGACAAACAGGTACTCCGACACTTAATACTCTAACAGCATCAGGTACAGGCACAGAAGCAACATTGACATTTGTGGCACAGACAGTTGCTCCGTATCCAACAGGATCTACTATTGTAGTATCTGGTGTTGCTCCAACAGGATATCGCGGAACTTACACAGTTACAGACGGTGGACTAGACTATGTTAAGTATGCTAGTACACAAACTGGCCCACAAACATCGGCAGGTGCTGTTTCAAGATTTGGGTTATCAGGAAATAGAAAACGTTTTTACACACAATTAAGCGAAACCTTTATTGCAGATAAACCAGAAGTTACAAGTATTCAAGAAGGTGATGAATTTGTTGTACAGCGTGGAGCAGAAGGTCTTAAAAAGATTACAAAACAAAGTCTGTGGACAGCAATACCTGTAACACCTTGCGGAGTAGTGCTACCATTTGCTGGTTTAGTTGCACCTACAGGATGGCTATTCTGCGACGGTTCAGAAGTATTAATATCGAGCTACCCAGAATTGTTTGATATCATAGGATATCAGTTCGGCGACATTACTACATTATTAGGACTTGGTACTTTCAAACTTCCAGATATGCGAGGCAGAATGGCTCTTGCTATGGATAGTATGAATAATGGTATTACAGTTCCAAGCAAATTAGATCCAACACAGCAAATTAGCACAGGCGGCGGCGCCGCAAATAGAGTAACAGATGCAACTGCTGATATTGTTGGCCAAGGCGGCGGCGTTGAGAAGAAGTTAATTGACACTTCTGAAATACCAGATCACGTACACGATTTAATCGGCGACGATGAAAACAAATACTATGCGTTTAGAAACGTTCCAGGAGATCCAACTGATACTAATGCTATTAGCGGAGAAGGTTCTACTACTACAGCCCGAGGACAATACATGTCAGACTCTGGTGGCATTTTAGGATATCCAAAAACTGCTGGCGGCGAATCTATACAATCACAATTCAATGTTATGAATCCATACTTAACATTGAACTACATTATTAATACTGGACGAAACGTACTATGACATATAGAATTAACAAAACTGACGGCAATCAATTAACAGATATCCCAGACGGTACGTTTGATACCAGCACAACATCACTAACGTTAATTGGTAAAAACGTTACAGCATTTGGAGAAGCATACAATGAGAACTTGGTAAAGTTGCTAGAAAACTTTGCTAGTTCTAGCGCACCAGAATCGGCATTAAAAGGGCAGTTGTGGTACGATACTGGTAGTGGAAGATTAAATGTATATGACGGCAGCGACTTTAGAGCAGCCGGTGGTCCTATTGTTAGTAACAGAGAACCAACTAATTTAGTTGCAGGAGATTTGTGGATCAACAATGAAACTAATCAGTTATGGTTTTATGATGGCACTGACTTAACACTTGCTGGTCCTATATACAACAATATTCAAGGTACTACAGGATTTGTAGTAGAAACAGTACTGGACAACTTTAATAGAGGCCATACAGTTGCAAAATTATATGTGGCCAGCACTTTACTAGGGTTGTTTAGTAAAGATGCATTTACACCTGCACAGCCAATTGTTGGATATGCAGAAGGAATCAAAGATATTCAAGTTGGATTTAATGCTGGTTCGTTAACAGACATGAAATTTGATGCTATTGTGACTCGTGCTGAAAATATTTTAACAGCAGTAGGTGATTTAAAATCAGCAGAACAAATTGTCTATAACGACGAAGATCAGGTTATTGTTGGTAGTTTAACACTACAATCAGATGCAGGGTTAATCATAGGTTCTTCAGAAGACGTTGATTTAAAAGTTGATGGCGGAAAATTTACCATTGAGCACAAACTTACAGGACAAGATATTGGTATTAAAATTAAATCACCAACAGGTACTATTGAAGCCATTACTATAGATTCAGTGAATTCAAGAGTTGGTATTTTCCAAGAAATTCCAACATCGACTATGGACATCAACGGCAATTTAAAAGTTGCAGGGGACTTATTTGTTGGAGGAGATACTGTAACATTAAACACTACAGTACTTGAAGTTGAAGATAAAAACATAGTTTTAGGTAAAACACTTAGCACACCTACAGATTCGTCAGCCGATGGCGGTGGTATTATATTACAAGGAACTACTGATAAAAGTATCTTGTATGATTTAGCAACTGTAAGTTGGAGTTCTAATCTTAATTGGAATTTAACAACAGGAAACTCTTATAGAGTTAACAATGTTTCTGTACTGTCTAACAATACCCTGGGCGCAGGTGTGTTATATTCTAGTTTACAAACATTAGGAGCACTACAAACTCTTAACGTTGATGATGCTACCTATATCAATAATACAACTATTAGTACCTCTGCAAATAATTTAATTTTAAATCCTGCAGATAACGTTGCAATTAGCAGTAAAAGAATTGTTGACCTAGCAGATCCTGTAGATGAACAGGATGCGGCTACTAAAAATTATACAGATGCTCGTGTGTTTGACCGCGGTCTTTCTATGAGCATGGACGTAACTGGATTATCAAACAACCAAATTGCTACAATTTTAGATACTATTGCTCCGTATTATGATCCAATAACAGCGCCAGAAGGTGTAGCCAAAGACGGTACTAGACTTCGTTTACATGCAACTACACTATCAGCGTCTTCAGGAAATATTACATACAGTCCTACAGTGGGCGTAGAGTTCCAGACTATTTTAGTTGATAAAGCAGGCGGTTCAGAAAATCAAGCAGTTGTAAGCGACCTAGCAGTAGGACAAACTATTACTGGTCCTAGCGTGTCAATTAGCGTAGTTAGACAGGATAAATTATTTGTTATGGGCGGTGGTTTAACACCTACTCCAGGACAATGGGGATTTGAGAGCGATATCAATGCACCTTATTAAGCACAGACTTCAAATAAGCAGGCAGCGATAAATAACATATATTAGGGGTTATAAGAATGGCGTACACAATAAACCGATGGGACGGAACAGCGATTGCAGTAATCGAAGACGGTACCGTCAATCAAAGTTTAGACATTAAGTTAATCGGTAAAAATTATGCCGGCTACGGTGAAATTCAGAACGAAAACACAGTATTCATGTTGGAGAATTTCGCAAGCGGAACAAGTCCAGCAAACGCAGTACGTGGACAGTTATGGTACGATAGCGGTAATAAAAAGTTAAAGATTTATACAGGCGATATAGTCGGTGCTGTAAAGCAATGGAAGCAAATTGGCGGAGCAGAATACGGCAGCACAGAACCAAGTTATCCTAACAACGGTGATTTTTGGTTTGATGTAAATCGAGATCAACTTAAAGTAAGAAACGGAGATAGTTGGCTAGCAATCGGACCTCAAAGTGCTGGTGCTGGCGTAACGCAAATGGTTTCTAAGCAAGTTCGTGGATTCCCTGTAGGCAGTACAACTCCTCAAACTTATTCTATCATTATTGCTAATATTAATGATATTCCTGTTTATATTACTTCTAGAGAAGAATTTACACTAGATACTAGCGACCCTGATTCTATTATTGTTGGTTTTAATCTAATTAAGAAAGGTTTAACACTACAAGAAGTAGACGATACAACCGGTGTCAGCGGAACTCCAACATACTTATATTGGGGTACATCTAGTAACGCATTACGACTAGGCGGATTCCTAGCATCAGATTATGTACGTTCAGGTAGTTCAAACTTTACAGCCACAGTTCGTTTTAGCGATTTAGGCTATACCGTAGGCGACAGTAACGACCTGGCAGTATTCATTGAAACAGGTACAGAGCCAGTAATTCAAAATACTACAGGTCCCAGAGTTTATTTTAGAGTTAGAGACGGTTCAGATGTTAAGAACCCATTAACAATTAATGCAACTAAACTTGAACCAGGTGTTGATAACACATTTAGTATCGGTACTAGTCTTAAAAAATGGAAAGAAGTTTATGCTACAAACTTCTACGGTATTGCAGATAATGCAAATGCACTTCAAGTAGAAGCAGGAGTTTATCGTGTAGCCAGCACAAGTGCAGGTGTTAATACTATTGCCGCTCGCGACAGCAGTGGTAATTTAACAGCAAATACATTTAATGGTAACGCTACTAGTGCTACTAAATTAGCAACTATTAGAACTATTAACGGTGTAAACTTTGATGGTACTACAAATATTATTATCGAAGACGATACAAAAGTTAGAATAGACGGTAGTACAATGACTGGCTATTTGACTTTAAATGGCGATCCAACATCATTAAATCATGCCGCTACAAAAAACTATGTTGATGCACAGTTTGGTGTAGGCGGTGTATTAAGTATTGCAAGAGGTGGTTCTGGTGCAAGCACAGCCGCTAATGCTAGATCTAACTTAGACGTTCCAACACGCACAGGTGGAGACGCCAGTGGTACATGGAACATTAACATTTCTGGATCAGCCGCACAATTAAACGGATATGCAAGTTCAACATCTGCGACAGGCGATACTATTGCTAGACGAGATAGTAGTGGTAATTTAACTGCTAACGTGTTTAGCGGTACTGCTACTTCAGCACGTTACGCTGACTTGGCAGAAAAGTATATTCCAGATAACAATTACGAAGTTGGAACAGTTGTAATGGTAGGCGGCGAAAAAGAAGTCACTGCGTGTACATTTGGCTCACGTGCAATCGGCGCAATATCTGGTAACCCTGCTTATATGATGAACAGCGGCTTAGAAGGCGGCGTATATGTTGCACTAAAAGGTCGTGTTCCAGTTAAAGTAACTGGCCGTGTTAAGAAAGGTGATCGCATGATTGCTAGTGAAGGCGGTGTTGCTATAGCAGGTCAATTCCACTCAAACGCAGATGTATTTGCCATTGCGTTAGAATCAAACGATAATATAGATATTAAAATAGTGGAGTGTTTAATTCTTTAAACAGCCATATCTGCTTTAATAGCAGGATCTGGATTATAGTTTTCCAACATAAAATCGTCGACTACATAGTCGGCGATTTTTTTTCCTACTGTAATAAACAATGTTGGTAATTGCTTTGGGGTGCGGGCTAGTTGTTCATTGACTGCGTCAATATGATTATTGTAGATGTGACAGTCTCCCCCAGTCCATACAAAATCGCCTACTTTTAAATTACACTCTCTAGCAATAATATGTGTAAGTAAACTGTAACTGGCAATGTTAAATGGTACACCTAAGAACATATCGCAACTACGTTGATATAGTTGACAACTTAGATACCCGTCAGTAACATTAAATTGACTTAATATATGACATGGCGG